CTGCTCCTAACGCTACTCCATGAAGTGCACCAGAAGCAGGTGCAGGTAAGTTTATCATCATAGCAGCTGAGATTGGTCTAGCTATAGTATCCCACCACTTCTGCATTGCCTCCACTGTAGCCATCATAGGCTGAGTGACTATCAACTTTGCCCACTCGAGTGGAGTTAGTTCTGGTGCTTCTGCTAGAATCTCTCCAGCTCGTATGAGGCTCATTCTTGCTGACTCTGTCTCCCATTCTCGTGCTCTCTCCTCCAACCATTCTCGCTGTGTCTGTAGCTCCTCATCCTGTAAGTCCATCTTGCTGAGCATAGTTCTAACATCTTCCTCAGTCATGCCAGGAGGTAACTCAGCTACACCAAAAGTAAATGCCTTGGCTATCTCATCTACGGTTAGTCTATGAACTCCCTTCAGCTCAACCTTTGGTTCTGATAATATCTTATTCAGAATAGTTGACTGTGCATCAAGAACATCACCCTGAAACTCCTCTGGCAGTACATTAGATAGATGCTGTAACTTACCATATATCTGATTGAGCCAGGCAGTATCAGCATCCGTTAGTGCAACTCCAGGCTTGACATATTGAAGTATATCCTCTGGCTTCTCTATAGTATAGTTAGGGTCTGACAGGTAGGCAGGCAACACCTGCATAATCTCTATCTTCCACTCAGTACGCTGGAAGGCTATAACTGCTGCATCAAACTCAGCTTGGTTTCCTTTTACAATATCCTGCTTAATATCTGAAGATGTAAAAAGCTCAGTGAGAGTAGCCCACCAACTAGCTAGTATTCCCTCCTTCTTGTAGGCACCTTGCACAAACTGCCCCATTGAAGGCTGAGTCATCTTCTTCTCAGCTCCCTGCATAGTGTTGTATGCAGTCTGTAGCTCTACTCCTACACGCTCAAACTCAGCTCCAAAGCCAGTATAGTATTCTGGTATTTCTACAGGAGGTGGAAGCTCAGGTGCTGCTGTAGCTCCTGCTTTTACTTCTACATTATCTGCCATATTATTCTCCTAACCTAGGCATTGGTTCTCTTCTGCCTGCAGTTATCTGTGCGGCTGCTCCAGGTCCAGTAGTAGGTTCAACAGATGCTCGCTCCTCAGGAGCCTCCTGTGGTATTAACTGCTGCATAACCATAGTAGCCATCAACTCATATAGCTGAGCACCTCGAGCATCTCCATGCTTGGACAAGAATGCTGACTGTTCCTCATAATATCTCACCAATGCTATCATCGCATTGCTAGGATGCAGTGAGGCTGCATCTGCCAACCGCTGTGCTCTCTCCTTCATTGAGTCTTCTACATCTGGGAACAACTTACCCATGACATAACTATAGCTGAGAGCAAACTCAGGATTGAGCATTCTGGCTGTGGTAGCTCTCTGCACCAGGTCACCAGGTATTTCTACATCATAGTCAGCAGATACCTCAGTATACTCTGGCAGTGCAGTAGGATACTTCCAGCCATAAGGTCTTAGTCCTCTCTCCTTAATATCTCTCAGGTCGTCATTGTCCATGTCTGAGAGAGAGTTCACTATTGCCTGATGAAATGGCTTCATAACTTGGTTGGCAGATGCAGCAATCTGACTCATAACATATGCAGATATCTGTCCAGCAACAGAACCGTGCATAGCCCAACTAACTCCACCTCTTTGCATCATAGCCTCAAGGTCAAGTTGAGTACTTCTTAGCTCTAGTGGTATAGGTGGACTACCTATAAAGTCAACAGAATCGTCAGGACCACCTCTCCAGATAGCACCCCTCTTGAATACATCTTCTGGTTTGACTATCGCTTTTCCACTTCTACTCCGCTCAAAGATTCTTGGCTGAGCAGTATCCCTCAGTAGTTGCAGACTAAAACTCCACCACTTGTTCCAAGTTTTATATATATTCTCGTTTGTGGCTAATATGGATTGCCCTAGCTCTGCTTTCCATCTGTCAGCTGTAGCACCAGTTGATTCGTTCTGTGCCTGAACCTTCAGAGTAGATGAGTATGGTTGGCTAGTTCCACTGCTCTCAGTCAAACTGCCCATATCAGGAAGTCCTCCAACTGGTGCTATGTATATAGGTATCCGCTTGAATCTTGTTGACTCGTTCTTGACAAGTGTATCACCTATAACTATAGCATTCCAGACAACCAGACTGAATGGGAAGTTATCTGACACCTCTAGCCACCAGTAGTCATATATAGTAACATTGCTAGTGCCTTTAGATGTTATCCACTGATTATAGGGAGAACTCAGAGTCCAGCTGTTAGCCTTTGCCATATTGACTGCTGACAGCGGACTTATGCTATAGATGCGAGCTACCTCTGACATTCCAAGTACAGCATCCCACATAGGATATACCTCTGCAGGGTTTAGAGGCTCCTTGTAAGTCGTCTTACCATCGTCAGACATTATGCTGAACATAGAATACCAGCCAGTTGCTAGCATGAATCCTATGAAGGTTCTAGATATACTCTGCCTTGGATTAGACCTTCGGAAGGTATTGTTAGCATCTCTCCAGTGGATGCGGAAGTACTTCCTTACCTCAGCCACAGCAGACACTATCTCAAGGTCAGCCATATCGTATTCTTTTATTCTGTGAGGTATGTTGGTATCAAGCAGATGCAGTACAAGGTTGAATAGTGCTCTAGGGTCGTTACCCACAAAGGATTCCATCTTCTCCGTCTTCAACTCGTCAATCATCTCAACAAGCCTATACCAACGCTTCATAGCCTTGTTTCTAGGCTCCCAGAAGTTCTTCAGATTGTTACATCTGGTAGTTATCTTATTGGTCAGTTCTATGTCCATAGTGTTTCTCCTTTATAAGATTGCCCCCAGCACTAACCTCACTGCTCCAGCTACTGCAAATATGAGTGAAGTGAATCCGATTACAGTTCCAAATGAGTAGTAGTGGTGCTCGTTCACTATATCCTTCTCAAGCTCTTCACTTGGCTCATACCTTGAGTCCCAGGGACAGAAGCCATCACCAACACCTTCCACAAAGGCGTGCCACTCCTTGCAGTTGCTCAGGAAGTCCTTAAGGTCAATACCTCCAAGGAACTTAGCAATCTTGTCCTTTATCCACACAGTAGCTCCAATCCCCAGCCTGATGGAAGTCCATAAATATCGTCATTCTGAGGTTCAATAATCTTTGCTTCATCACCCTTCTTGTATGTTATGATAGCGTGTCCTCCCTCTGGCATAGATACCCAAAGAATTAGTATTGGCATAGCTGCAGTATCTCGGTCAGCATGGAATACTCCCATCAGACGAAAGGTAAATGCACCACAGTCATACCAGTCCAGTATCCATTCCTCTTTGTCTCCCTGGTCAGCATCCAGTATCATCTCTATCAGCTTCTCATCCTCATCACTTATCTCCTTGTAGTACTCGTTCTCTAGCTTGAACTTACCAGTCAGGAGTGCAATGATATAGGTTAGCCAGTCCATACCAAATGCCTTACGGTAGAAGTCTATCAAGTCGATATAGTTGATTTCTCCTTCGCCAACATTCTTTGGCTTAGGCCTGAGCAGTAATCTTGTTATTAACTTAAACATATTTACCTCCTTACTTTACCATCATATTAGTTATGCTCTGTGCCGACCATCCTACAGCAAATGCTAGAGGAAAGACATTGACTGGAGGAACATCAAAAGTGGGCAACAGTAGTGTAGCAACTATGAATGAGGTAAACAGAGCAAACACTAGAGTCCATGCGTATCTGCCCTCCCACTTGATATTCTCTCCAGCCTCAGCTGCCTGATACTTCTTCCTGAAGAACGGCAGTAGTGCTCTTGCTAGACAGCCGAAGAATAATCCTCCTGCTGTTGCTATTTCTGGTATTATGTCTATTAACATAGTTACCTCCTGTTCTGCCCTCCAAAGTACCACTCGAGCAGAAGTTTAATATATCCTTTCTTTAACCTTCTGAGGATAGTTACTATACCATTCCAGACAACTCCGAACCTTCTTATCTTCATGTTCCCCATCCTTCAGTCCAACTACCTGAGCCTTCATCCGAAGTACTACCTGCATAACCTCGCTGGACTGCCTGGGCATCTCTGCACACTATTCCTATTGCTCCGCAGTCGTGATGGTCGTCTGCACCGACTACAAGGATTCCACTCTTAATCATAGCATTCCGCCTTATATTCTTGCACTGACTCCAGAATCTTATATCCTGACAGTCGATATGCTCAAGATGTCTGCTAACCTCAGTAATCATATAGGGCTTGGTTGAAATGTTAGTCTGCCACCCTATCGCCCTAACTCCCTTACCTGTCCTAACATCTTCTCTGTAGTATAGGTCAGAATAATCTCTCAAATGACTAACAATGTCTAGATTGTCCTCTGGTGCTATGACTGCATTACCGAACATATGTGCTACTTCCTTCATCAGCAGAGCCATCTCCCACTCATCATAGAATCCTGCCAGTGTAGCACAGTGTCTCATGATGGGAGGAATCTCATTGCCCTCCTTGTCTGTATATCCATCCTCGAAGTGCCAGACATGACCTACTGACTCCGATGTCTTTCCTTTGCCTGGGTCTATAGGCACTACATAGCTAAGTCCTTCCTCTACATCATGCCAGATG